TCAGAACTTATAGACGACCTCGCCGGCCGAGAGGCGAAGTTCGCGCCCGGCCTTTCCATGGAAACGGATGGTGGCTGCCAGACATCCGAGGGCCACGCCAGCCATAATTCCGCCAGCGATGTACATACCCTTTTGTCCTCCGTCGCTACTAACCCTGTTGGCTACACCCAACATAAGACCTCCGGTGACGGAGCAGACAAGAGAACCTGCGAGGAAGGATGTGCCCTTCTGCAGAGCTTCGCCAGCGAGATAAAGATGGCGCTGGCGGAACTCAGCTAATGACTGCAGCTCGGCCTGTTCTTGAGACGAGACAATACCACGGCGTACCGAGTACACGGGTTTCTTCACTTGCACAGAATCCGTCTGCGCCTTGCCGCTGATGGAGCAGCACCATAGAGCAATGATGATGAAAAGATATCTCATTTTTGAGCGAAAATGTTCATAGTTCTACATATTGTGTATAACTATACCCAGTACCATTTGTCCCCGACTTTCATTTTGCGTCGGCCCAGATTTTTCCATTTCTTATCATTCTTTTCACCAGCGCCGAAGAGCGGGGCCACGAAGCAAACGATGAGTGCGATGAGAAATCCGATTCCTATGCTTTCCATACTATAATTGTATAAGTCAGTTCTTTAAGAAATGCCCCGAAGGTGTTGCCCTCCGGGGCGGGCAATCTGAAATGAAAGTGTCAAATAACAAATCAGAGTGTTACGCTTAGCAATTCCCGGGCGAAGCGATGCATTCCCTCAACAATTCGGTCAGCCTGTTTCCGGCGTGGAGCCGCCCGGTGGTTGAGGTAGTTGGACAGTTGCTTTTGGTTAATGCCCGTAAGTTTTTCCATGCCTGAGAGTGACATAATACTGCCGTAGTATTCCAGAAAGCTGGGCACGTCAAACTTCCATTCTATTTCGAAGTCCCCTTTAATCTGTTCTGGCCAGCGTTCCTCGGGGAGGTTACGCTTGATGGCTTCGATGGCCTCATAGGTGTCTGCCTTTACGGCCTCAATGCTTTCACCGGCGGCATAGATACCGTCGCAGTTGTCGGATGCTGCACCATAGAAGTCTTTAGACTTCCCAATTACCATAATAATCTTCTCCATTGTACTTATGTTATTTGTTTAAGGAGGTACGGGGTCAAATCCCGTACCTCTTGATGAGTTTGCTTGATAGGAACTTGGGCATCTCGTGAGCCCCATGGTAGGGAATAGGTTCTGTCATTTCGCCGTCCTTTATATAAAAGTAGTGGCTTCCCTCGGCGTGGTCGAACTTCCAGCCGGCCTTTTTGAACCTGTTGTGAATTTCTGTGAACTTCATTATTACTGATATTGTTATTTGACACTACAAAGATAGCGAAATTTCTATTATCTACCAAATATTTTGCAAAAAATAATAGAAATTTTTCCACTTTTTATTAAAACGGAGCGAAAGCGACGCGAAAACTGCGAGGTGCGAGCGAAATCCGCCCCTGTGGCAGACGCAGTGCGAATGGCATAGGAGATGAGCGAGCACCGAGCAGGGAGGGAAGTGTTAAAAGACATATAAACCGCTGTGAACCAATATCAAGCCCTCTGTCAAATGACATTGAGGGCTTGATGATTCGGAGCTGACCCTTCCGCGCCCTAAGCGAAAGCGCGCCCGTTTCCGCACTTTTATAGGAAATATGATGGCGCACGCCCCTCCCCCCCCATAGTAAAACCGCACCGATGGCGGTCTTGCCTCGGTGCGGATGTCGGTGCGGTCTTAGGTGCGAGGAGCGAATCACCTCGCATTCCTCTTTCGTTTCTTCGGAGCCTCCAGCTGGTCGCAGATAGCCACGCGACGCCCTGCGCGGATAAGGCGCGGAAGATATGTGTCGAGAGCATGGTGCGGAAAACCTGCCATACTGCGCTCCAGTGCAGTGCCTGTTCCGCCTCTGCGTGTGAGGGTAATACCCAGAATGTCGGAGGCATCTACGGCATCCTGCTGATAGGTCTCGTAGAAGTCACCACAGCGGAAGAGGAGCAACGCGTCGGGGTGCTTTGCTTTCAGGTCGAGGAACTGCTTCATCATCGGGCTGCTTGCAGTCTTAGGTTTCAGCGCTTCCTCTGTCCGTTCGCTGATGGCCTTGGCCACATTTGCGACGGCCAGCTGCGCACCCAGCGCATCGAGGCGCTGGGTGAGGACGGCGGTGGCACGTTTCACATCAAAGAGAGTAGTCCTGATGAAGGATGGTTCCTCGCGCAGACTTTTCAGCCAGGACTTCAGATAAGCCGCACTCTCTTCCTTGACGTGAGAGTCGAAACCGTATCGATGAGCCACAAGGGCTGCACCAAGTTCGGCCACGAGTTCCTCACGTGCGTATTCGGGAGAGCCAAAGGCAGCACCATCCTTCAGACGGCCAAGCTGTGCGCCAGTAGAGTGTATGCACTCGTGGAATGCAGTGCTGTAGAAAGATTCGCCCATGTCGAACTGGGCCTTCTCCGGCAAGAGGATTTCATTCCTCGAAGGAGAGTAGCAGGCATTATCCTGATGCTCGATGCGGATAGGGCATATCCACGAACTCTCTGCAGCCATCGTGTCGAAGGCAGCGAACGTAAAGCCGTTGGCATCCACGCATGGGCGGCATGCCTGCACGGACTCCTGCAGCTTTGCAAAGAGTTCCGGGCGAGCCTCGCGGATATTCGTCTGTGCGACGTTGAAGACGTCATAGACTACCGTGGAGGGATAGACGGTATAGCGGTCCCGCTCAGCCTCGGACAGTTGCTTGTAGTCATCGTACTTGATGGAATTTCCATCCTTGTCTTTGACGGTGAAGGTGGTGAGGAATACGGGGAAGGACTTTTCACCTTTCAGGACATGCACCCAGGGCAGATTCCGCCCCTCGGCATCGGTGGCTGGCACACGCCCATCGGCACCATCCTTGAAGTTGAGTGCAATGCAACGATTGAAAGTGAGGAACACGGGCACCTGATAGTGGTTGCGCTCGCAGTGCATGAGCAGCATGAGTGTGTTCATCCCGTTGTACTCTCGCCCGGAGAGGTTCCGAGGCCAGGCCAGTGAGCCCTCTGTGAACCAGGGCTTCTTCCAGTCGCCCTTCAGGCTTTCTATCTTCTCGATCATCATGTCGGCGAAGAGATTCAGGGCGCGGTCTTCCTTGCCCACGGTGTTCATGCTCTCGGAGTTGTTCTTCTTAGTCTTCATAGTTCTGAACATTAGTTGTTAATAATTAGTAATTTGTAGATAATGGTTAAGCGACCAGTTCCACTTGGATGAAGTGGATGTTGATATACATGTCCTGGGCGATTGAATCTGCGATGGCACAAGCTTCTCCGTAGGAATCGGCATCTACCTCGAAGTCGTAGTGCTCATTGTCCTCGCATTCCACGGTCACGTAGTAGGTGTTGGTGCTGCAGATGTTGCCAATGTGGCTAAAGTTGTTTCTCATTCTGGAACTCAATGCGACAGTTGTCATAGCTGTAAGTTTTTTAATTGTTAAACATGTGGCGCCTCGCGCCTTTGAATTTTTACGTGCGATGAAGAGCCGGAAAGCGGAAAGTGCGTAATGCAAGGAATCGCCAGGAAAATTCTGAAAAACCACATTTTCTTTAGCCACTACCTGGCGTGAAGAAGAAAATGCGGAAAGCATGTCGGAATTATCTGCAGGGATAAGCGTACTGGTACTTGCAGGGCACGGGCTTGGCTAACTTTGCTACGGAAAAATCAAGGGAACGAGGCAAAGCATGTGCAATGGGAAAACAGGCAAGACAACGACATGAGTCCAGGATGACAACAACCTACCATGGTTATCTGTAGCCAGACACGATGCCGGGAAGAAGAGGATGTACGAGACGAGGATGCAGTCCTGCATGGAGAAGCAGCCGGAGCAGAAGGCCAGGAATGCCAAAACCACGCCAAGTGAGGCAGTAGCAGCCATCCACAAATGACATCTACTATATCAATCAGAACTGACCAAGAAGAATGACCAAGAGAGCACCCGTGAGCGAGTGATGATGTCGCCCATCAAGACGAATGGATGATGAAGGAAGCTGGGCGAATGAAAAGAAAAAACCGGCAGGCGCATCACTGCGGCCACCGGCACAAGATTGATTGAAGAAGCGTGCTGGGATGAGCACTATATCTTGACATCGACGAACGAGCGAACTTTCAGCAGGTCTCCGTATTTCGTCCAGTAGCGTTTGTCCACACAGTCGCCGAAGTGCGTGGCCTGCTCTGCCGGTACAGAGCCGTTGCGCTCCGAGCGTTTGTCCTTCTCGAAACGTCCGTCCGTAGTCATGCGCACCTGGGTGGAATTCATGGATATAAGCGTGTACTTGCACTTCGAGGCATTGATGCGGAACAAGGGAAAGCGTGTGTCTGTTTCCTTCAGTATGTAGGACCAGAGCAGGTATTTGTCGTGCTGTGGCGGCTCAATACCTCGGTGGACATGCTGTCGTACCTTCCACCCGTGCTTCGTGAGGCGGTCTATGGCCAGTTCGTTGTACGTCTTTTTTGAGTTTGCCCGCCGTGCATCGCCGTAGCGGTCACGATAGAAATCGACAATCTTGCAGGCATGATATCGATAGTAGTGGCAGAACTTGTCGATGAGCGCATTGACCTCGGTGTCCTCCAGGTCGTCGCGCTTGACGAAGAACTCATTGATGGTGCAGTCCACCTTCCGCTTTTCCACGCGCTGGCGGTAGTGCCAGTCGTAGTGCCACACCTGGCCCACACTCAGGAATGAGGCTGAGCTGCCCCAGTCGGTCACTATCTCCAGAGGCTGTGAAGTGTCACAGTCGGCATCCATGCGGCTGTCCTCTTCTGCCAACTGCTGCCAGTTGAAGTCATTGTCTTCTGCGAAGTCGCGTATGTAGGAGTCATTCGTGGCGCTGTAGTAGCGATGCTGTTCACTAAGGGCATAATAGCAGTGGTCTATCTTATCGACGATGTAGTTCAGAATCTCCACCATAAAGGAGAACTTGTCCATCACCTTGTACTGCGAGACGATGTACGACATTCCTACGTTGGAGATATTGTCGAAGATAGAACCCAGCAGGAACAGCACACCCTCCCGACTGACAAAGGGCATGATTGTCTGCCTGAGTCGCTGCACCTCATTCCAGATATCGCGGAACATCTGCCTGTCCTCCTGCAACTTGGCCTCTATGAGTTGAACCTGCAGGTTAACAATGCGGTTCCATACATCGAAGAGGTGAATTCCTTTTTCCTCCTCGTAGTACTGAGCCGGTTCCAGCAGCCATCGTTGCTCCGGTGTATATACCATGGAGGAAAGGAAGGTGTTCCCATGGTGCTTCAGTACGGGATTGGGCGTGTGCCGTCCGAACTTGTCCTCGTTTCCACGGTTCGTAGGGGCTACCTCCTGGTCGAACTGTTCCTTGTCTAAGGTCAAAGCTTCGTCCGTGATGTTGTAGTCAGCGTTTGGCCCACGGCTGTTGTTGGCCTGAGAGAGACAATACAGCCCGTGCCCGTTCGAAAAAGAGATGAGGTAGTCGTGGTTCATGATATGCTCGTATGGCGTATACCACCCCTCCGGCGGTTTGCGACACACCACATAGTCCCCCGTCTGTGTCTTTGGGTCGTAGCGTTTGTAGCCCAGGTATTCCAGCATCTTGAAGGCCGATGGCAAAGTCTTGGTAAGTGCCTGGCCAATGGTTGCCTGTGCAATCGTGGTTATGCCGCGCGGCATAAGCCGCACGTTCTCATCGATTTCATAGCCTGTAATGAAACTCTTGCCCGAAGCACGCGACATGAGGGCGTACTTCGTCTTGGCCGGGAACAGCATAAGCGCCAGCTGTGCCGGATTGACAAACAGAGGTTCTTCCCAGACGTTATATTCCATCGTGTCAGCTTTCCATGATTTCCTCGGCCTGTGCGTCGTCCACGGGCTGATACAGATACTGCAGGACCTCGGCCCGGACTTCGGGTGTGAGAGAGCGCATCTTGTCGAAGTCTATCATCATAGTCTGGCCGTTGTAGTTCACCTGAATGTTGAACACATTCCGCTCCATGCGGCGTGGGTCGTCCACGGCCTCCGGCTTAGGCCCGATAATTAGATGCAATACTTTCTTTGCATTGTTCCAGGCCTTCAGGTCACCGCGCAGACGAGCCTCCCGGATTAGCGCCACCTGGTCCTTGATTTCCCAAGCCTGCCAGAAGTCCCAGTCGAATGTATGATTCGTCTTGAAAAGCGTCTTGGCCAGTTGGATATCCTTGCGCAAGGTAGAGACAGAGACATTGTATTTGGCCTGCATAAGTTTGATGATATGCCCCTCTACAGGGTAATCGTCCAACATGCGGGCAGCAGTCAGCACACGGTTCATCATGGGACGCAGCTGTTCAGGCAACGGACTGTGCTCCGGATCCAGGATGTGCGCCTGGATGAGTGTATGATGCTGTTCCTGCAGCGAAGGCGTTCCCTTACTCATAGCAAATTAAGATTATCTGCCCGGAACTGGCGCAGGAAGTCCAGCAAAGCCATCTGCGCCGGATTACTTCCGTTTTGAGCAGAATGGATGATGCTCTTCCTGGTTTCCAACAGCATACGTCCGTAGCCGCGATAGTATGCTTTGTGAGCTTCGCTACCAGCGGTCTCGATAGTCTGTCGAAGGTCGTAGGCATCCACCTCCAGCATGACGGCCATGATGTTGATGGGGATGAGGTTGTAGGAGAAATCCTCAAGTGCCTCAATTTGTTCCTTGCTCAAATTCATATTCTAGTATCTCTTTGTCGAATCGAAATATCGAGTTGGATGTGTGTATGATACCGCGTTCCAGTTTAGGGTTGTGGGTGGCATTCTGTGACCCGACGACCGAGATATGCCACTGATCGTTCCATACGAGCGCCACCTTGGCATGAAGCGTCCGGCAGCGCGTCATGCCAGGGAAGGCTGCCAGCAGATGGTCGAAAGGTTTGGGGCTTATTGACCTGACGCGGTTGTCTATCAGGAATCTTATGGAGAGAATTTCGTTTCGCTCCATGTGATTCCGCAGCGTGGTGATGCTACGGTCTGAGATGCTGTAAGTGGCCAGAAACAAATGTGCCGGCCCCGTCTGCCGAAGAATGTACAGCACCAATTGAATAAGGTTAAAAGCCCCTGAGGAGTAATAATGCTTGGCCTTCCCGTTTGTTATGCGCCCCAGCCCTTCAGGTGAAGAAATGACATCGAGCACCACCTCATCGTCCTTTTCCCCGGCATCCATGGAGCGGAGTCCGACTGGCCTATTTGGGCCAGCCGGTTCCGCAATCACTTCCTTGATATCTGCAGGGACGATAATCATGCCAGGGCAGCAATAGCCATATCGATGTCATGAAGCTCAGCAGTCAGTCGTTCTATCTTCGCATTGTACTTGGCGATTTTCTTCTCATCCGTCATCGGATTCTCGACCTCCTGCTTGCTCTCTTTCTGATATAGCAGCATGTTCTTGGCCCTGGAAATCTTTGTGGCCACTCCCTTGCGGAGCTTCTGAAGTTCCTCCTTGCCCATGGTAGATATATCAGGAGGAAGCCCTCCGTCATCCGACGAAGGCTTTTCCTGCACTTGCCCGTCAGCAATATACGCCTCGTACTGGGGATAGAGTTGGTCCATGAGGTCGGAAAGTGCCTTCATCTGCTCGCTGATGGAGCGACGCTTCTCAACGGTTTCCTCATCGTTGGTCTCAGGCAAGCCGGCCAGTTCGTGCATCAGTTTTTCGCGCTGTACGTACGCTTCGCGATACTGGGTGATAAGCTGAGCAATTGTTTCTGGATAGACACCACTTTCGAGGCGGGCTTTGGTCTCATCAGACAGCATCGATGGGATAGTCAGGTTCTCAGCCTTTGATTCTGAGATTTGCTTTCCCTCGATTACATCCAGCTCAAGGTCGGTGTCTTCAGCAGCTGAAGAATTGGCGAAACAACGGATGAAATCTCTCATGTGGTACATCAGGCGCTCGTCGCTCTGGTGCCGGCCACTGCCGTGTCTCTCCAGAACTCCGACCACACCGGGTTTGAAACTTGCAGCCTTCAGTATGGCAATGCCTTCTGCGAAGTCATGTTTCTCACCATTGACCCAGGCCATAGCCTTCTCTCTGTTCTTCAGATAATCTTTCATAGCGTTTACAATTAGGTACAGCAAAGGTGCGGAAAAATCCGCACCCAAGAAAGGACAGAGAAAACGCCACCATAGGAGTTAACCCATGATGGCGTCATAGAAATGGGAACTAAAGTGTTCAGGAGCCGGTTGCGGCAGTGAGAAGGCTTGAGGTCTCGCCCGTGTACACGAGCTTCCGGGGGCAGGAATACTGGAACTTCAGTGCGGTGCGGTTCTGGTCGGTACCGGCCATACCAGTGGTGGAACCGTCTCCGTCCACCTTCATGGCAGGAGCCATCTCGTCACCCATCAGATACCACACACCATTGCGGTCACGTACGAGGATGACCAGGTTGCGATCCTTGATGGCATTCTCGAATCCGAACATCGTGGCATTCATCTTCGCACGTGTGAGGTCTAGTTCATAGAGGAAGGACTTCCCCCCCTTCTCGCCCTGATCCGTGATTTTCAGTTCGCCAGTCTCGTCCGTGAAGTTGAGTTCATAGAGTTGGCAACCATTGGCCATGGCCAGGTCACCGTTCCAGGCGCCAGCCTGCTCCAGAGTGAGCGGTGCATTGTCGGTTCCAGCGGGCAGCTTAGGCCATGTGCCCACTTCCTCCGCATATCCATAGAGGATGCGGTCTACGATACCGGCACGATTGTCGGTATCGACGCAGTTCGCAACAGCAGCTATGCTGGCGAGAGCAATACATTTATTAGCCATAGCTTAACAGGTTTAGGTGGTGGGAGTGAAAGGCTGGTCGTTGATACAGATTTCGCTCTTGTCGAGCGTTACGAGCTGGAAGCCCAGTACGTACTTGCCGGCTGCCGTGAACTTGTAGGGATTGCCACTGGCGAAGGGAACCAGAGACTGGAAGTCGCTGTCCTTGTCGTAGCCGTACACCACAATCTCCTTGGTGGTGAGCATACAGAACTGCGAGTTGTCCGGCATGTTGTTCAGACGGACAATCTCCACTTTCTTGTTGGTGCCACGAAGGTACTTCTGGCCAGCCACCTCGGCGGTGTCGCTCTGGACAATGAGCGTGCCCTGGTCCTGTAGCCAGTCGTCGTAGAGGTCACCAAGGTCAGCCGAGATAAACAGCTTGGCATCGCGCTTGCTGCGGAAGGTGCTCGGCATCTGACGGTACATCTCCAGGAACTTGTCACCGATGTTGGCACGTGTGAGTGCGCCAGTGGCAAATACGTTGCCCTTGGAAACGGCAAAGTTTCCGGCAGTGCGCTCTGCTTCGATGATAGTGCCAAGGCCGTCGAAGGAATCCTTCAGGTCTGTCTTGTTGTCGGCAGCGTCGTACTTGGCCGTGAGCATGACATCGAAGAGTTCCTTGGATGCACACTTGTAGCCATAGTTCAGCAGCCACACCTCGAAGGGATGCGAGAAGGGGTCAAGACCGCCCTTCACCTCCTGGATGTAGGTACGACGGTAGCGTTCCGGCTCATCGGACATTTCCATGACACAAGGATACACCTTCAGCGTCCGGGGCACGATGGCACCATTCGACTTCTGGCCAATGAATGTGCCAGTGTACTTATGGGAAATCTTTCCCAGTGTGGTGCGTCCGAGCACGATGGAGTCCTTCACGCCGGGAATTGCAGTGAAGTGCTGCAGAGTCTCGGCAGCCTGTTCTGCGTCGAGTGTGGTCAGCAGGTCGCGGTGTTCCTTGACGGCACCAATGACGGCCTGAATGTCAATAGGGGTTGTCAAATCCATACTATTAGTTTTTAGAGGTTAAAACTATTTTCTGTGGCGGGCCATCTTACGGGCTTCAGCCGTGATGTCATCACCGTTCTCCACCGTGACCTCGTCCGAGTTGCCGGCAGCTGGTTTCTCTACCTGTGCAGGTGCAACTGGAGCGCTGTCCAGCATGATGGTTACGGCAGTGACCTTGTTGGCGATGCCGGACATGTTCTTCACTTTCGGACTTACTTCGTCCAGCGTCTTTTCCGCATCGGCAGCAGCCTTCAGGCGGTTCTCAATGGCCGTGAGCTGTGCCACGGTCAGTGTGGCCTTATCTTCGGCCACATCAATGCCCTCTACGCCGAGCAAGGCATTGACCGAAACGAAATCTTTTCTCATTTGATACTCAATATTAGTTGGTTTGTGAGTTTCTTCAGCCTTGTCAGTAGCTTTGAAAAGGAGTCCCATCTTCTTTATGGTCTGAAGGACGAAATCAAGGGCTGAAGCCGAGGCCGGGGTCTCGCTCAAGACATCCTCGGTGGCCTCAGTTCTCGATGGAAGATGGATTGCATTCAGCAATTCATTGTTGACCTGGACGCCATCCCCATCAGCAGCTTTCGTCGGCAGGACTTCGTCCACGAAGCCCCAAGCCAGGCAGTCAGCAGCTGGAAGATAGCGTTCCTCCTTCATCAGATCAACAACTTGCTGCAATGTCTTACCTTTGGAAGCGCAACGGTCAAGGTATTTCTTGGCGATAATGGCATCTATCACCTCCAGACTCTTCTGCTGCGACTTGAGTTTCTCGATATAGGCATCCAGTTCATCTGCATTCATCTGACTCCACTGGTCCACCACCGTAGAACTTTTGTGACAAAGCCAGAGTGTATCTTCGTGCATCACCACCCGCTTGGCTCCGAAGGCAAGCCAAGTGGCTGCAGAAGCTGCCAGTCCGGAGAACTCGACAGTGACATTGCCATGTTCTGCCAACAAGTCGCTGATGGCAATAGCTTCGTTGACCACTCCTCCAGGAGACATGATGATAAGGTGCACCTCCTCGTCTTTGTGTTGAGATAGCACATGCTGGATATTCCAACGGAACCATCCGTAGGAATCAATAGAACCGCTTATGCGTTGTTTGTAGGCCATAGTTACAAGTTTGACGATGCAAAGATGACCTACAATTACTATATATAAAAGGACTGCCTAAAGCTGTGCGGTATCTGCTATATAACATTCGGGCGAAGTTTCGCTCTCGATAGCCGAGAAGGTAAAACTCTCCCCATTGAGTTCCGAGTTCTGTTGGCCTGAGTCTGATATAGATGTAAACCGCAAGGGAATGAGTGCCGTACCAGACAGTCTGATTCGACCTCTCGCATCTTGATGGAGCACCAGCCACTCACCGGACCGAAGCAGCTGAATTGTCTTTGGACAGGCCAGATGAGCAGGAATGCGACCTTTTATGGAAACATTGAATTGGTTTCCTTGCTCTGTGACTGCACTTTCCTCCGTAAACGAATAGTCCTGGCCGGCGTATGAAGGAAGTTCAATGACTCCGTCACGGCGGATTAGTTCAGGTGTCACGTTACCGGCAGCCCAGTTATGTCTGATTCGGAGGATGTCATGGACTGGGATTGCATAAACTCTTCGGATGCCTCCCCTGGTGTCGAATTCAAGTTGCATAGTTGTGAAAGAATTAATTTGTTTCGTTTATTGTCCACCAGAGCGGACAAGTTCGCAGTAAAAAAGTCGTGGAATTTTTGTAGATATTCTTCTCTCGACTCGCGCAGCTGCTTTGTGACGTGCATTCGCGTCACCATTTTCTGCATCGATTCCCACGGCCAGTCCTCCTCAGTATAGCCACGCAGGCGCTGATACTGTTCGATTAGGTTTTTGACACGTGGCTCTACCATGTACATGTTGACGAAGAACTGGCGGAAATCGTCCTGGCATATCCGTTCCACCAGGTAGGCAAACTCGTCTTTAGCATCGTCGGTAAGGTCCAGACCATAGTGCTCCATGTTGTGCGTTCCTATATCGATGGCCACACGCCGAGTACGCCAACGTGCCGAGGGTTGTTCGCACGCTCCATCGCCCAGACGAGATTTATAGCGCAGCATATTCCGGAACACGGAAGCAAGCATACCGCTCTTCTTGAGGCTGATGCACCCTTCAGGCTCCCCGGCTATCTGAAAATGATTAGTCAGATATCTGTAGCCGTAAGGCTTGATTTTAAGATAGACGTACATGCGATTGAAATTTTGTCTGCTCATAGTTTGTGATTATCTGTTTTTGCAACCAACCGGCCAACCGACCAACGTTTGAGCGCAAAGTTACGTATTTATAGGCATTTGACGAAATTTATTATCTGCAAAAATTGACCAACGAAGTAAAAAACACAACGAGAAGTTGGTTATATAGGTGAAGAGAGCTTTAACGCACGAAAAACCAATTTCCAACCAAAACCAACCAAAAACCAACGCGAAAGGGTAGATTCCAACGGCATCCAACCATTCTATATATCAACTATCATACTATATATCATATATATAAAAAAGAAGAGAATTGAAAAACGCGGCGTTACGTTGGTCGGTTGGTCGGTTGGTCGGGATTTCGCGGATTTTTCAAGACTTGCGAATAAAAACTATTTTTTTTGAATTGGGGGCACGGGGGATTTGGGATAAAAAAGAAAGGAGACCGTCCGTGTGACAATCTCCTCTCAAGATACAATTTCCTGATTACTTCCCCGAATCAATCATCATGAATTGAAGAGGTGAAGAGTTAAAGAGTCCAAGTCAATTGCTGAGATGGCCCTAACCCTATATGAATGCGTCTTAGTGGTGCTGTAGATGAAGCCATTATTCATATTGATGCTCCACGCAAAGGAGGCTGAATAGCGATTACAACTCCAGTACCAATCGTGTACATCGATTAGGCTGTCATGGGTGAATCTTTTAATCAGATTGTTGATATTGTCAGAGAAATGATGTATGGCCGTTAGGTGGGCTAAGGAAGGAAGAAACATATCTTCCCCCTGTTTCATAGCCTCGATGGCTGCGTCACAACCATCTTCTGCCAAGTCATGAGTGAGGTCGAACGCCTCCTTGTCAGTCATATGCAAAGCTTCATAGACATCAAAAAGACGGAACTTGCTTAACGAGGGGGAACCTGTTTGGAATGGAACATCTGTTCCGCGATTCCCGGAGAGCATGAACACTAGGCCCGGAGCAAAGACTACTATGTGTGCCCCTTCCTTGTTCCAGGTTCCCGACTCTTCCAGTTCTGTTGCTGTCGCTGCATCATAAAGGTTCTCACCACTAATGATGTACACTCCGTAGTCCATGTGGGCTATCAGTTCTTTCTTTTCTTCCATTGTCTGTTTCATGTTAATTGGGTTTTATTGGTTAGTTCTTGACTTGCCTTTTCTCTTTCTTCTTTATGGATTCTCTTCGCCCAGAAGTTCGTAGAAGCCGCTTGGAAGATGGCAACACACATTTGACGTATGTTGGCCGAGGCCTTACATTCTTTCTTCTGTATCAGAAGATACATGCTGATTATTGTCCGGGCATCCCAACATCCCGCTCTCACCATCTGCGCGTAGGCATCGCTTTTAAGTTCTGCGGGGGATTTTCGGTGTGAACGTTCAATACGTCGCATCGTTAACTTTACTTCCTGGAAAATGCCGGAAGCAATCTCCTTGTCCAGTTTTTCTTCTTTTGTCATAATTCGAATATTTGTTTTGTGGTTAGAATGGTGCTTGTATTTGCACTGAGGCTGACTGTCCGGAAGTCGTTTGTTCGCGTCGTTCCAGGTCCTTCTCGTAGTGTTCGCGGAATAGGGTGTAGTTGAGGATGACTGCAGAGGTCACCTTTTCGAAGCGCTTCATTAGTCGCGTGGCTACGGGAGGGGCCGTCTGGCCGGGCTGAGTCAGCGTGTCGCTGACCTCCTCCTCCCAGGAAAATTTGAATCCGCCTGTCTCCCCAATGAACGTGGGGTCAGAGCGCAGATTGGTGAAGAGTGTCTGCTTAGTTAGCGGATGCTCCCGTCCGCCGCGTCGCTGCATCTCGGCCAAATAGGCCGAATGTATGCTCTCGATGCGCAGGTAGAGTATCTGTGTCTGGTCCGTCGGAACCACGTAGGGTTCCTGTTTCTTGCGAGCTAACGTCTGGCCGCGTCCCGGCTGCAGGATGCGGAAGTCTCGTCCCAAGATGAGTTGCTTCCGGTCGATGAGCACCTCTACGATGTCGAAGAATGCGGCCAACTTGTTCGTGGCTTGTATCATGCCTATCTGAGCCGTCACTTTCTCCACGCAAAGGGCAAGAAAATCTGCATAAGAGAAGGGAAGGCGAAGCTGGGGAGCATAATTCTCCATGAGGTGGCACATCGCGGCAAACATCCCAACTGTGTTGATGATGCGAGTCTGGTCACCACTGCGACGGCCACCCTGTTCCACCTGCTGCTGTATCTCCTTCACACACTCGCGGTGCAGCTGCTGGAAGTGTTGCTGCACGAGAGGGCGCAACTTCAGTATCTCCACCAGAAGGTAGCTCAGTCCCTGGCTTTCGGCATCCTTCAACGTCTCGAATATCTGTCGGGCGTGTTCTTCGTTGATGTCCTCGCGCTTGGGCACTTCGCACAACACCACGCGGTTGGCCAGTGCACCATCGTCCTTCTGCGGTGCTTCCTGGCCCAACAGTACCACGGGGGCGTTCACCTTCGAAGTCTCGATGTCGTTGCCTGTGGCCGCCTTGCGTTTCTGCTTGCCGTCGCCGTCGTAGGTGACGGACTTCAGACCTTGGAACTTGATGTCCGTTATCTGCTCGTCGTTGTACTCCTCCATAATCTGCGGCACGTCGCGGAACTTCTCCAGGACGGAGAAGAAAGCTGCGTCCGTGCCGGAGTTCAAATTGAAAGCCGGCACCTCAGGCTTGATGAAAAGCGAGCGAATGCTGATGGCTATCTGTGTCTTACCGGACATGGTTGGGCCAACAAAAAAGATACTCGTGAAGATGCGGTTCATGCGGCGGTAGATGTCAGAACGAAAGGCGCACATAATGGCGTAGATAATAGCGAACTTACCGTTATTGTTCACCTTATAGACCTCGTCCATGAGCGAAGCCCAGCGTTGGAAGGTGATGCGCCGTTCGGCGGGCACTTCATGATAGGTCAGTGTGCGGTACTGTTCAAAGTCGTCATTGTCTTGGCGAATGCCCACATTAACCTTCGAGAATGCGGGGCTGTAGAATGTGATGTTTCCTTCACGCATCAGCCCCAGTTCGTCTGCGTAGTCCACACGCCACTCGCCTTCCACCTCGTGGAGGATAGCGTTGGCGAAGACAAAGCATCCTTCAGGCTGCTGGCCGTACACACCTATTTCTTCAACTACGGGGAATCGGTACGACATTGAGGCACGAATACGTGCATAGTCCTGAGCCGTACCATTCTCGAAATTGTATGCACCCTCCTCGATAAGCCGTTCGTCCAAAGTCGAAAGTTTGGCAAAGGCCTTGGATGGCAGCTCCACATATTTCGATGCGCCAGTGTAGAGACTGGTAAGCTTGATTACACGACGGTTGCGTTCACTATCCTTGGAGAAGACATGAAAAAGCGGCTCCATGTAAAAGTCGGCTACTCGCTTCAGTTGGCCGTTGGCATCGCGGAACATGTAGCAGACGGGCTCCTTTGTCTTCTTGCCAAGCAATGGGAAATAGTTGTATCGGCGTAGCATAGCACTATACTCCTCATTCTCCTCCACATATGCCGGCACGCGCTCCGGTGAGAAGTCAAGCAGTGCATCACCCAGGTCACCACGCTCGCGCTCGATACGGTTGTTAGCCTTGCGCTCATCGTTATAAGGCTTCACAATAGCCTTCAGCTCGCCCAGTTTCAGGTGCAGCATGTCGGCAAAGTCGCGCAATGAAGTCGTCTGTACCGAGGTGCTGCAGTAGGAAATCATCTCTGCACAGCGGTTTAGGTACTTGCTCCTGATTTCCGGAGTGGGACAGAGCTGTTCTATCATGTCGCCGTAGAGCTGAACGTAGGCATAAATGAAACCACGCGTACCATGGTCGCCACTCACCTCCACCATCATGCCACGAACGAATAGTTGTTTCATCACCTCTGTGACCGGGTCTTCCTGATGCTCGTCGGCAGTCATCTTTGGCTGGTGGAAGACAATGCGCTGCACCTTGGTATGCAGCAGTTGCCTCTGTTCCTGTGTGGGCAGGCCAGAGAGGAAGATCCAGGCCCGCTTTTGTCCAATCTGCTTGACGAAGCGTTCCCAGTCCGTCGTCACGTGCACCTCGCGGTCATCTGGTGACATATACTCCTCTATGAAATCAAGGCCGTGGAATCCAGGCTGGAACTCTTCCGGGCGTTCCGGAACTGCAGACCCCGCAACGAGCCCTTCCAGTGTTTCCAGTGACGTCTCTGTGCGTAGGGCCAGTTCCCTTAGCATACGTTCCCGGACCTCTGGACTCTCCAGTGCCACCACGCCAACGATTTCCTTCACGGCCTCGCCCTGGGAGTAAGCATCCTTGGCACGGTCGAAGCGAACCTTCGCCAGATACTCGACATAGGAGATGGTATGTTCGGTGAGCCATGCCCCTATACCTTCGCCCACCTTGCGGGCTAGGTCGTCCGGGTCCATACCACCTGTGAGATAGACGCATCGGACATCGAATCCCGCTTCCACACAAGAACGAATATGTTTCAGTGCCGCACGTGCTCCGGCCTCGTCACCGTCGTACATCATGACGAGCCTCCGCGTGATGCCCTTCAGCAGTTTGCGTTGCGTCTCGGTGAAGGCCGTGCCGCTTCCGGCCACAATGTTCTCGACACCGCGCTGCGTCATCGACACCACGTCCATCTGGCCTTCACAGACGTAGGCAAAGCCCGCTTTGGCTATGGCCTGCCGTGCCTGGTAGAGACCATATATCAGGTCGCCTTTCCGGAACAGCATCGTCTCTCCCGTGTTAAGGTATTTCACCATGGGGTCCTTGCCGATGGCCCGTCCCGTGAAGCCGACGATTTTGCCACGCCGGTCGTAGTAGGGGAACGTCAGCCGTCCTTGGAACGTGTCATGCAGCTTGCCCCCCTCCTTAGCCCGGACGACATCTGCCATCAGCAGGAACCTCTCCTCAAAGCCCCGCTCCCTCAGCGTCCGTTCCACGAAGTGGTGCCCCGGTGCATATCCCAAGCCAAAGCGTTTCACGCTATCGTCGTTCACGTCGCGCTCGGCCAGATACTTGCGAGCCTCTGGCGTGCATAGCAACTGTCCCTCGAACAGCCCCTGCGTAGCTCCGAGCACAATGCGTGTACTCTCACGATCGTCATTGGCCCGGCGCTCTTCCTCCGTCAGTTCCACCGATGGCACATCAACGCCGGCTTCCTGTCCTAACCAGCGAACGGCTTCCGGATACGACATGCCCTCCTTCTCCATCACGAACTTCACTACATTCCCCGTCTTACCGCATGAGAAGCAAGTGAATATCTGCTTCGACTGCGATACGCAGAGCGAGGCGTGCCGGTCATCGTGGAAAGGGCAAATGCCCCAATGGTTCACGCCCTTCTTCTTCAGAGCGACACCGCACTTTTCCACCACACTCACAATGTCAGTGGCCTCCAGCACGGAATCAATTATGTTTTGCGGAATCTTAGCCATCAGAATAAGTTTTGCTGATAGTCCTTAACAAATCGAATCCAATCTCTCTGGTCGATATGTAGGTACGTTGCCACACGTTCAATCTCCTCCTGGGTAGGTTCGGCGTAGCCGTAAAGCAAGTCCGGCCAACGCTTCTGACTGATACGTGTGGACTGGTAGAATTGGCGGTTAGCCGAGAAAAGTGTGATGTCGCCGAATTTCGTCTGCATAATCTGGCGCATGGTTGGCCGTGCACACTGCGGCTTGAGCGGCAGTTTCATACGGTAAGCCTTCAGGTATATGGCTTCCTCTGTCCGATGCAGCACAGTGGAGAGATATGCCATGTCAAGAGGTCTGCCTTGTTCATGCCACTCACGTACTTTACTGCGTAGCACTTCCTCGTCAGCCATCGACCAGTTCTTAGCCATTGTGTGCTCCTTTCTCCTTATGACGTACAGCGGTTATGATAAGGTCCCAGTCCAATTTTAATACGCGTTCAAGCTTCATGAATACCTTTCCAGCATTCTTTTCTTCTCCCTCATGTACAAATTCCTCAACAACTTCTCTCAGCGACATGTCCACGGGGTATTCTTCAAACATAGCTTCTATCCCGATAGCCTTGGCAAAGGCATACTCGGCTCTGGCTCCGGGACTCTCAATCCAATCTCTAAGCATGTAGATGGCATCGCACTCCCGAATTTTGTCAAAGTCCCAAAGTAAAGTTTCAGCATATAGATTGTACGGAAGCCCTACCTCAAGACTTGATACAGCGTATGAGTCCAACCAGTTTTTCAGCGATGCCTGATACACGTCGCTGGCCGGATTCACTATCTCAACTCCAGCATCATAGTTATTATTTTCCTGCAGTTCAAAGTAGGCTTTGAAGAATTTGCCCTTTATCTCGGCATCAATGGGACGTCCCATCTTTCCGCTGATATAGATTTTCATAGCATTCCTGTTTGAATATGGTTCAGAAACTCCGAGAGGTCGTACACTGGTACACCTTTCGTTCTGTTGGTCACGATAAAAGCCATGCCCACTTCCTGGAACATTGCCACCTCCTCTATGTCGAGCAGGCGTTCCAATTTTGGCAGAAGACCATTTTGTCCCGTGGGGCAGAAGTTGCATAGATAGCACGTCTTGTCATTCCGATGATAGACACGCATCCAGAAACCATGGGCGGAAAGAACTCTTGTCCTGCACTCTCCCGTTTGCACTAACTTCTTCAT